GATTATTAAAAGTTGCTATATTATTAAAGACCGGAACCGTTATATCTTCTAAAATACAGAACACATAGGACTGATTACCAAAGTCACCCGCAGTGCTTGCTACAGTCCCTTTATGGAGGGTTAGAGAGGATGGTACGGGTGTTATGCTAGATGTATCGACAAAGAAGCTTACTGTTGCTTGTGCTGCTTTTCTTGAACGTGGGATATATCCAATATTTCTTGCAAGTGCTACGACATTTTCTCTAAGAGTAGCACTATCAATAAAAACTTCATTTGCCACCATATTTGCATTATATGATGTGATGTAGGTGTTATATGCCAACACATCAAGAATAGACGATAGATTAGATCCTTCAAAATCATAATCCGTGAAATTAGAATTAGATTTTAAATAATCTCTAAGACTGGTTTTTATCTGATCGAAATCTAGATTTGAAAAATTTGCTAATGGCATTTATCTTGTTGGTTGCAAAACGAACTCTAATTGTTGTGCTGGAATATCGGCACCAACGACATTATAAACAATAACTACATTAAAACCATTATTATCATAATCAGGAATAGTTTTAACATCAATTAATATTACTCTTGTTTCAAAGTTATTAATTGAATTTTTAATTTCGTCTCTAATAATTGATGCAGAAATTTGATCAACATTTTCAAATAATGATCTGGATATTTTAGAACCAAAATTTTCATTAAAGAATTTTTCACCGGGAAGGGTAAATACAATATTTCGTATTGAACGAGCAATTGCAGATTCATTTTTAAGGGCAATCAGATCACTATTTAGAGGGTTACTCTGAAATGTCATACTGATGTCTTTAAAACCTTGACTTACCCTTTCTAAAGGCATTGATTATTACAATTCTATCTTATTTATCAAGGATTTTTGACTCATAAAGTGGTTCAGTTCCATATTCCCAATCATCGTAATCATTATCATTGCGAATTCTTTCGTGAATTTCGTTTTGTGTAGCAAAATCGTGTTTTTTGGGGGTTAAAACATCATCTGCAATCTCACGAAGCATTTTTGGTGGTTTTACCGTGTAATCCGTGATTAATTTTGTAGTTCCCCACACTTCTTTCATGTAATCCTTGTCTCTATCCGATGGTTGTCCCATGTTTTTGCTCCTGATTGGTTAAATCAGAACTTTTTTCGGGGTTGCTATCCCGTTCTTGTGCAGTTTTCCAAAAATATTCGTCTTCATTACCCATTGCAAGACGTTCATAACTATTTTCAACTTGATAGTACCTTGTAGATACCTTAAAATCGGGTGTTTTGGGGTTTTTTGGTGTTAAACTGTTATCATATATACGAATTCTGTTGTTTGGGTAGAGTGCATACTGTCCATTATATAGTTCAATAAGATTAAATGACTTATGTTCTGCAGGATTCTCCGAAGTTGTATAGTCAATTACATTTGAGTCTTGATGATAGTTGTCTAAAGTGCAAATGTAAGTACCTTTCTGAGGTCCATGATCTCTTGTGTAGCATTCATAGTCCATAGAAGCAATAAAGTGCTTACGAATGGATACTACACCATAATCCATGCAGTTCCAGAATTGTAAGTTAGGTAAATCCATATCAGGACTCGGAGTTTCTGGACGAGATACGAACGCGCTGATGGGTAGTTTGTCATACATTGCTGCATACTCTGGTAAGTATGTCTCAAAATAAAAAGTGCGCCCAGGTATCGATTTTGCCGATACCCAAACGCCTTTTACAAACTCTTCAAACCCACTCTGATGATCAGTTAAGTATTCTTTACGAACCCAAATTTCTTTAGATGGTAAATTAACAATTAAACATGACATACTATTAAGTTATGCATCTTTAATTCTATTTAACCTTTCCCTTGTTCTCGATATTTTTTTGTTTTTCATTACGAGACGTTGCCGAAACGAGATTTTTTTGATAATCCCGAAGACATTATTTCTCTAAGTTTAAATAATACGAGTTTTTTCATGTCCGACACGAATCCGCGGATCGCACCAGATATCATATCCTTTCTCAATGGCATCAAGACAGAATGAAACATCTTCTCCACACATATCCTGAACTGCACCAGATTCAAAGACTTGCATCTTAGGAGCAAACCAAGGATACTCAAGATTTTCAAAAACACCCTTCTTAATGAGAACCCAACCAAATCCAGTGTAATCAACTGTGAAAGGCTTCTTACGCTTACTAATTGATTCAATGGTTTCGTGATTCATAACTCCACCATTTTTGCGGAAGTCATCTTCCTCTAACCAGTGTGCGACAGAGGTTGTGTGACCATCTTCTGTGGCATACCATCCACCAACGATCTCTTTGTCCACTCCTTCATTATTCAGTGCTAAATCACAAAGTTGCCAGAACTTGTTAGAATCAAAGACAATATCCGAGTCAATCCATAGTTGATAATCATATTGTAATTTACCATCCCAAGGAAGTTGCTTAGGACCTCGTAATACATTTGCACCTAAACACTTACAACGTGCAAAGTTTACCATTGATGAGTAATCTTGTGAGATTTGAATACTCATTCCATTTTGTACAATATCAAAACAAAGTTGTACAAATGCTTTTAAAAAGATATAAGAACATCCTCTGCCAGGTAAACAGAAAACAATAGACTTTCCTTTCATTCTTTCTTTAATTGCACCATAGTCCCAATCTTCTGTTGGTGCTGATGCTCGTGGTGCTGCTGCCTTTACAGTGAATCCTTTTGCCATAAGTTTTTACGAATCTTTAGGTTAATTTTATCAGTTATATAGAATTTTGTCAATGCGAAGAATTTAAGATTGCCTCTTTGTTTATGATTAATTCTTCGTATGAAAGATCCTTTGCAGTATAATCAGTTTTCATCAAACCAATCATATTGTTTAATGTATTCCAGGTAATTTTAAATTCTTCTTCTTTAATAGAATGAAACAAACATTTGTTTTTTGCGTATATGTGATATATTTTTTCCATATTTTGTGAAAATTTTTTACCGGAAATTTTTTTAATAGTAATTTATCTCACTATCGCATTATATATCAGTGTTACTAAGAACACAATATGAACTCACATAATCTTATAATACATTATCGTCCATCCTATAAGTACAACTCTTCAGAAGTTACAGTAGGGGGGACCTTCTTGTTCTGAGAGGGGTTTTGTGAGTTTTCATACCTGGGGGAAATATTTTTTGATCTTTATATTTACAGGTCGATTTGTCACCTCTGTAGGTTAGGGTAGTGGTTCGTTTTTAATAACGCCCCCCGGACCGCAACGCCCCCTAGGGCAAAACACTGCTCCTAGGGTATACTGCCAATTCTAACATAGGTGCTCCCCAGTGTCAACCAGGGAGCATACAGTAAGTATCAATATTGAGTGTTATATACCTCAGCACAATTATCAATATTCTCCTCAACAATGCTCTCTACAAGCATATCAAGAATCGTCAAGATTTCGGTAGCAGTGTTACCTTGTGCCAACAAAGAAAGAATCACAGACTTAGACATAATAAAAAAAGAAAGTTGAGTTAACTGTTTGAGTGGTGAGTGTCTTTATAGAGGCGCATCTCATTCCTCTTGATTGTTACTTAGAAATCGAACACATCAGAGTTAGTTCACATCACCTAATGCGGTTAATTTAGTGCTCTGATTAATGCTGCGAGACCCTGCCCCAGTGCGCACTCTGGTGCTGCCACCTTTAATCCGGTCAGTCCATCGCAGTGTAGCAGAACCATGAGCAACAGGCAGTCGGGTGATGGTGAATTGAATGCCGTCGATTGTGGTGATCATGGCAGGGAGTGCAGTGCTTATACTACTGGTACACTTTGAAGGACCCAGAGGTCCTCATCTCCTACCAACTATCAGGTGCATTTAAGTCCTCGACATATGCCTCGCAATGTTCTGCTGGTTCTAACTTAAATACTTTTGTCCAGTCCAAATTGTGTGGGTCAAAGTCATTTAGAACATCAAGTTCCAATGTCACTCTATACTTGTGCTTCTGTGCCTGGGAATACGCAACCGACATAATAGTGCTCCATTGATGTATGTGTACAGTATAAGATGCTTGCCAGTCATTG